CACCGAGCCCGGCTTATAAATCTCGATCAACTGACCACCCGTATCGGCGGCGTAAGCCCTAGCCGCAACGCCTGCAAACCAAAGATTATTGGACGTACTAGGCGTCTCAACTCGATTAAAGCGTCGAGCATCCTCGTTAGCGGCCGTCCCATAATCAACATTATAGCAAACTGCTTGACCTTCCTTCAATGCAGTAGCATCCTCAAACCAAACCCACTCACTAAAAACACGCCCGAGTTTTTCCGGAGCGTTAATTGCTTGTGAAACCATCTTGAATCCCCTTTTAACCTTGAAATGAAATCCCGCCCGCACCATGCTGGGTCAGGAAACAGCAAACCAAAACTCACGCAGGATCATAAAAAACTGCCTGCTTACGAAGATCGGTACAAATCATCTGCATCGAAACATCCAAGTCAACTCGCCTAACAGCGTGCTTGTTAGAAACCATATACGGCTTAGTCAATCGGTTTTCCCAACCATCCATGACACCAACTGCCATAACCTTCCAATCGAGCAGATACACTGGATTCTCGGTATCGTTATCCAGATACGGAACATAAGTGATCGGTGTAGACTTAAACATAACCCGACCATCTTTGGAAGCGAGATCATTGCCCAAATTCATATTCTGCTGCTCCAGCACTTCCTCCATCAGTCCGATAACCGTATCGTTGGTATAAATACCATTACGCATGTTACCGAGATCAGGAGTTGCATGAGAAACAGGAGAACGGAACTTAGTTTGACGGTGTCCCTTCCTCATCTTACGAATGAGATCTTCCTTCTCGACCTCTTCATAGTCATCAGACCAGTTAGCCCAACGAGCGTTGCCCGTAGCAGTAGAATCAATTCCACCGCGGCCGGCAGAAAAACCACTCGGATTCTCAGCATTAAAACCTTCAGTTGAGTTCTTGATAACCCAATACTCGACACCATAAGGAGTCTTTGTATCGGAACTAGTAGCCGGTTTACTCCACAAGTAACCTTCTACTTTCTCGAAAAACGAAACCATCATGGCCACGTATCGAGTCTTTACCAAGTCCACAATCTCATGTCCACCACGCTGGAACTCGGGCTCACGCAACTCATACAGATAATGAGCATTTACAAATCGAACCTCTACTCGGCCCCGACGCATGGTATCAGTAATCGAACTTCCGTCAGTCTCCCACAGACCAACAGCCCGAGCACTATAATTATGGTCAACCTGAGCGAACCAATCCCAATAATCACCACCGGCAAACTTCTTTACGCGGTTCTTCCACAATTCACGGACAGCAACATGATCTTGTAGATCAGTCTGCAAATCAGTAAATGCACCCCGCTTGACGAGATTTTCCTGAGTAATCAGAACAGCATCGTCGATATCCGTAAAAGCTAAACCTGACATATTACCTACCCCTTTGTTGTTAGTGTTAAAAAACCACGACTACCTTGAAAGACTAAACTTATCGTTTAACAAGGCTGCCGTTTCCTCCTCTGGAGACTTGGCACTTTTGTTTCTGCCTCCCCCGACACGCTGTATGTGTTGGGAGGCTTGCTGCTCCAATTCCCCTTCCAATTTCCTTTGTTGAACATTACTGCGTACATCTGGAAGTACAGCATTAACCGCAGCGGTGAACAACTCCTCGCGACTAGGAGGTTCACGACCCTGAGCCACATACCCATCGTGCATGAGTGCCATGTGTCCCGCAATGTCGTCTCGATTACCAAACTCTTGACTCGTTTCGGGTAGCAACCCAAAACCACCTTCTCCAAGAGTCTCCTTGTAATCGTCTCCTAAACCCTCAATTGCCCTGTCGAACCACCCTACCATTTCCTTCTGCCCAGCATCTTGCATAGATTCCTGGGCATAATCGGTCCTGGCCTCATAGGACTGCAACTGCTCCTGTTGCTTGATCAGTACCTCCTTAAAATGATCAAGAGTCTTAATCACCTCAGGAGAATAATCATCAGGGTTCAACTCTGGTAGTCCTGCAAACAGATCAACCTTATCATCCTTCTTAGCCGTCTCCTCGTGCGGAGCAACTTCGTGAATGAGATTCTGTTCAACACTATCTACAAACCTACCAAGCGTCTTGTTGTCCGGAAAAGATCGTGCTTCAGACAACGTAATACCACAAGCTACCGCCCTTGCCAGCACCGTATCATTAAACTGCACCGGAGTCTTATCATCGGTGCCTGTTTCTGCATCCTTACTCTCTCCTGCGTCTACATCTACATCTACATCTCCGAGAATCTTTTTCGCTTCGACTTCCTCCTCAGAATCTGTAGACTCTTCCGTAATATCCGAATCTGATTTTACATCTTCGGAAGCAACATTAGTATCTTCCGAAAGTGTTGCATCCTTAACACCGGCAGCATCAGATCCCTCAACCTCCATCTTGTCGAGCACGGAATCTAATTCAGTAGTAAAGGAATCAATGTCCAATGTCATGTTGTCTCTCCGCTAAATAGTTTTGTAAGGCAGTAATACATTTGCTTAGCAAAATGAGTTTCTGTCGTGCATACCTCTACACTTCAAAGCTCTCTTTCGTTGAGCGGCTGAAGTGTATATCGGGTTTCCGTCCTGAGATACTTCTACTCCCAATCCATGCTCTTTGAAATGCTTCCTAAGTTCAGGAGCCTGATCTGCGTTTACCCCAGATCCGTAACACTCTAACGGCCATGTTTTCCGAACATTACCCGAACCCTTCTTGACAGAGATAGAATGAGTTGCAAACTCTGATTGCAAATCACGTTCTGCAAAGATAAGTCCATCCGCACTACGAACCTCAATAGTCTCAGGAGCTTCCCCAAAAGGGAACCTGGCTTCATAAACGATATCATCACAACGGTAACAATATAGAGGCATGTGTCTACTCCGGGGCATCTCCTATTATCGTAATATCCATTATACTACAAAAAAACGGCTACACAGTAATTATTGTTATCCTCCTAATGGGGTAGATGGATATAAATACTTACTATGTAACCGTTTAGTTAAAAAACTTTTACTATATTTCACCCCTAATTATTGGAATTTCCGTTTTTATTGCCACCACCGGCAAGCATCTGGGCAAGAACTCGATTATTTCCCTGCTGTGTACCACCCCCACGATTGACTCTTTCGTTTGTACGAACAGTATTTGTAGGCATTTTCCGTTCATGCCCGCCTGCCATACTATTCGCATCAGGTTCCTCATTCTCCCACACAACAAGATCCTTACCTTCCGGAAAATCAGCAAACTCTGCCGCGTGCTTAATGATAGTCTGAACGTCTAATTGAGCACGTTGAGCTTCAAGTGCGGGCATCAGAGGCATGATAATATTCTGAATAAACAGTACAAGTTTCTGCATCTTAGTCGATGGAGAATTATCCTGCAAACTGTAAACATCAATATCAATCAGATAATCCTTCAGTTTGCCCTTCTTCATACCCCGCTCCCAGAACATTTCAATTCCAATGGAACTACTAGGAATGTTCTTCGTGATCTTCCTACGCTTCACAGGATCATTCCAATCGTAATATGCAAATTGCTCAAAAACAGCCTTAGAGAAATCAACCACCTTTGAGGACATATCACGAAGCTGAGCACTAGCAGATTCATTGAGCAATCTATCTTGGCCGAGAGTTTCGGATTGAGCACCCAGGCCGCCCAGGAGATCAATATTACCGGCTACCCACGATGCGATCTCTCTGACCTGCATGAAGAACCCAAGGGTCTGAGAATCAGGTCCCGGTATACTAAGCATCCTTGGTTCTGGGCCGGTATACGCTATACCATCACCATCACTTGCAGACGCGAATTCCTTGACACTCTCATCGTTCCCGCCGCCAAACGCCGGTACATTCTTCTGGTCGTCGGCCTGTTTACTTAACTTCCTGATTAGAACGTTGGCAATGTCATGGATGTCACGCCACACATTGACTGGTGCTATAGGCATCAGATTTCCGGGAACCTCATCAAACCCAAGTTTGATGTAAGGACCAGAGGCAGGACCAGTCCATTTAATCGACTTCATCAATTTCTTGGACTTCACCAAGTAGGTAATCATCAACTGCTCAACCGGAAGAAAAACATCACGTAGTTGAACTTTTTCCCGGTACAACGTAGCCTTCTCGCTGATCTGAATATCTTCAGCACGTTTCTCACCATGGTCGCCTATCAGCAAATACTCATCAGGTTTCAGATCCTTTTTAACATTATCATCAGCCCATGACCCGTCCATCAATTCTCTGTAGTCTACCCAATATGAGTTACCGATGTATTGAATCTGATCCCATCCTTTAGCCGACATGTCAAGTACAAGATCATCAATCGTGATTACGTCCAGAAATAACTGGCCGTAATCGTGATTTAACAGAGTACCAACTTTATGTAGACCACACTTAACAACACCTAAACCAAACATTGCCTCTAGGACAGTATCACGTAATGTTTGCTGAAGTCCGACCTCCTTTGGAATCTGATTGAGCGATAGTTCAAAATTAGCCGCAGTCGGCTGTAGATCACGCTTCGGAGAAGTAACAAACGCTGTCGGTGCCCTTGCCGCCAATTGACGAAGATAAATACTTGTTGCCAGTTTAATGAAGTTCACTGGTATTCTTTTACGCGACCCGTCCGTAGTGTGATGAAAACCACAAAACTGACGTACATTATCCACACGCTTTTCACGCTGGAACGAAAGCATCCTATCGCTCCATTCAATGGAACTTGCTAATTTCTCAAAATCATCTTTACTGAAAGCACGCTTGCCCATCTTGTTGCCCCTTGTTTACGTTAATACTAAATTACCATCCGTCATGTTTCACCAATTCCTTTCCATAATTCTCCTTACTGTTAGCAGCATATTGCTGACGACGCCACGCTAAAGAACCAATAGGTACGTCCTGTTTGCTTAACTTATGTTTAGGTTTCTTCTCTGACACCATAAACCACGCCAACGCATCAGCAATTACACGGTCTCCGTGATTGCTCTTAGCACCTGTTGGATCTGTGCGGTTACTCTCCCTGGCATGAGCTACACCACCATTTGGCTCGAAAACATACTCCCTACATTCTTCTAACGCCATTCTTGACCGATTAGCACATGACGCACTTTCCACTGCATCCTTATACCTCCCCAGCAACTTACGTTTGGAATCCTTGGTCGACGCCCACCCTGGGACATCTGTAGATTTCTTACTGATAGATTCCTCTCGCCGGCGATAATAGACATTGAAATACTTTAATTCAATGATCTTAGCACCGAACTGGAGACCAGGACCATTACTTTCCCATATCAATAGCGGTTTGTTGTACCAGCGACACAAGGCCACTACACGGGCCGCAAACTCTTCTGGCCTAAGGAAAGCATGTGCGTATTCAAACACCTTCTCGTGGGTAACAACATTCCAACCAACTGCAACCGAATTAGACGAACCTGTTCCCGCCGAAATATCACATCCTATCACAATAGGTTGATCTAATGACGGTTTACCGTCCTTACTAATAAGATGCCACAGATGAAGGCGACCTTCCTCACTATCAAGAAACTTTGTAGGCTCACAAGTCACAATATCAAAATCCAACTCGCCCAACATCAACGGAGGT